ATTTTGGGGGACGGAAAACGCCCGTTTATCGGTATGCCGGTGTACTACGATCACGCGCTAAACGGCGTGAAATCGTCAATTGGTGAGGTTACCGCTTGGACGCCAACGGACGCCGGTATAGACGTAGAAATCGAATTAAACCGCCGGCATAAGTACTACAAACAGATTATGGAACTTATCACCAGCGGGGCGCTGGGACTCAGTACCGGCGCCGTTCCGCATCTGGTCGAACGGCAAAACGGCATTATGAAACGTTGGCCGGTTGCCGAATTATCGGTAACCCCAACGCCGGCGGAACCCCGCACATATGCGGCGGTAAAAATGGCAATGACGGGAACAGGGGCGCCCGGCGCTCACCCGGTTGTATATACGCATTTTGTGACAGAAGGAAACAATACCGTGAGTGAATTTGCATTTACCGACGAGGCATCATTTACCGCCCGCGTCGAAGATCTGGTTGATGCCCGTTTGGAATCAATGGTTGGGAATCCCGTAAAGGGCGGCGGCGTGGTTGCAGGCAAAGCGCCCGCAATTAAGAAACTTACCACGTTGGGCAACAGCAACGACGACACACAGGCGTTTTGGCACTGGTTGAAAACCGGCGACAACATCGCCGCAAAGGCCGCAATGAATGAGGGTACCGGCGCCAACGGTGGCTACATCGCTCCCGCCGAACCCTACACGAACATTATTGGCCGCCGTGATGAATTGAGCATTTTGTCAGTATTGCCAATTATGCGGTTCACCACGTCATTCCAGCGCGTTGACGTTCCCACACAATCCCAAAAATCGGATTTCGCATTTACCGCCGAGGCCGGCGCCGTGAATTTCGACGAACCCACATTTGGGCAGGCGGCTATTCAAGTCTATACCGCAACCCTTGCAATGAAGATTTCGAATCAGTTGTTGCGCGACGAAAAGGCGAATTTGGATCAATTCCTTACCGAGGAAATCGCCCGCGCCGCCGCCCGCAACATCAACGAGTACGTCATTAAGGGGACGGGATCAAGTCAACCGTACGGCCTTGCAACCCGTGTAACCCAGTCGGCAACGTTCACCAGCGCAAGCGCTATTGATTTTGATGATGTGTTCAACGTACAGGGCGCCGTACCGTCCGCATACTGGGAGGAAGGCGCCAACGGTTGGGCGTTGCGTGGTTCCACATTGTCCGCATTGCGTGGATTGACGGGCAACTATGCACAGGCCGGAAATTTGGCCGTTACCCGTAACAGCATCGACGAAATGCCCGCACACAAAACCGATTTTGTAGACGCAACCGGCACCACGAAGAAATCGTTGTGGTTCGGGAATTGGCGGTACTACATGTTCGTTGAAAACGCACAGATGGAAATCAGCCGCAACCCATGGTTGTATCAGGCCAACGGGCAAACCGGTATTTTCGTTACCATGCGTTGGGGCGGCGACGTGACACAGGCCGAGGCGTTCGCATACGGCGTACATCCGTAATGAACACAGCGGGCGCCGTGGTGGATCCCCACGGCGCCCAATGGGGATTATATGCGCGTACTACTCAAGCAACGGTATATTGACAAAGTCAACGGGAAAACGATTGTATACGATCCCGGCGAAATCATCGACATACCACACGGGCAACTATTGATAGATCGGGGGAAGGCATACCCCGCCGAATCAGCGCCCAAACCCGCACCAAAACCCGCACCGTTAGACGAACCGCCGCCCGGACGCCGGGGGCGTCCAAAGGGGAAATAATGGCATACATTACCGTTTCTGATTTGAAAACGTATCTAAACATCAGTAGTAGTAGCGAGGATTCGTTACTATCTGATTTGATAGACGCGGCACAAAAACAAATAGAAACCCTTACCGGGCGATTGTTCGAAGTACCGGCAGATACAACCCGGCGGTTTACGCCGTTGGGGCGTGATTACGACGGCAGTTTATGGCTAGACGGGCAAACGCTTGGGTTAGATTTTGATTTGTGCCAATTAACCAGCATAACCAACGGGGACGGTTCCAACATTCCCACAAACGCCGTGGTATTGCTCCCGTTAAACGGCGTACCCTATAGCGCAATTCGTATCAAACTCAACACGCAATACATATGGACGTACACCGGAACGCCGGACGGATCCGTTGCGATCGTCGGGCGCTGGGGGTGGTCAATCACGCCGCCGGCGGACATTAAGCAATGTACCCGCCTCATTGCCGAGCGTATGTATAAGGAGCGCAACGGCACCGAAAACCGCGTTACTGATGCAATCAGCGCGGACGGCGTATTTATGCCCGGGTTTAGACAACCCGATAATATCGCTAAACTATTGACGCCGTACCGGCGTTTGGGGTGGTAGCATATGGCAGCGCATCTACTCGACATACTCGACGACATAGCGGCGTTACCCGTGGAAGTAAACGGCACCATTGTACCCGTGTACTATAACGCAACGATGAAAAACGGGTACTACGAGGCGGATTTACCGTGTAGGGTACTACAAGTAACCAATTTCGAATTTGCGGACGTAAAGAGTGTTTCCATGCGCCCGCCGTTCAACATTACAATTGATTGGATTATTTCGGACATACTGCTATACCGTAATGCCGGGTTGGGGCGTGGGTTGGGGGATATGGCACATGACGTAACCGCATACGCCGAAATGTACGCCGATTTAGTGCGGGAATTGGGTACGATTGATTGGACGCGGGCGAGCGTATCGGGAACGTTTCCGGTTTTGGAATATCCGGCCGCATCGGGGAATTATTTCAATGCGGTCGTTATTACGGTTCATATTAAGGACATAGTAAAGGGGTAACACGTCATGGCAACAACGGGACAGATGAGCGGCGCATACGGTAAACTTGAGATTCGTTCTCCCAGCGGTACGGGTTCATGGTCTGATATTTCAGGGTCATCGCAGGCGGTAGAGCAGGCAACGGTAACCCGCAAAAGCGGGAAAGCGTACCCGCTTGATCAGGATTACCCCAGCATGACATACGGCAAACAAGACGGCGCCGAAGTAACATTCATGGTGATTTACACCGAATCGACAACCGAGGCGTACCAAGTGGCATTGTCCGCGTTTGAGGCGTCAACGGGTACGCTGGTGGACGTGAAATACACCCCGGGCGGCAGCACGGCCGGCGCCGATACGTACACCGTGACGGGGAAAATCATCAGCATTGATTACCCCGGGTTTAATGGGGATTCGGGTGATCCAATCATGTGTTCGTTTACCGTCGCATCGGGCACTATCACGCATACGGTGTAATATGACAACCACAAAGTACAAAATACGGGATTTGCCGTTATCTATTGATGATGCATGCCGCATCGAAGAGGCGCAAGAAACGCGCAGCATTCGGGCAATCCGCCCAATTTTAGAACGGTTCGTTATCCAAGATGAAACCGTGAATATGTCAACAATCCCGCTGGGGGATATGGCGGACATACTCACCGCAATTCTCAACCGGAACGGGGTAGGACAAGCGCCGCTAAAATCCTGAAGGCGCGGGTAATGGCACATATCTACACCAAACAACCCGCGCCGATGGAGTATTTAAAACTGGTTCTATGTCGTGACGTCTACCATTGTCCGCCGGATCAACTCCCCAGTTATGCGGAATGTATGCGGGCGTTGGCGATGATTGACGGGGAACGGCAGGCGCAACGGGCAAAGGATAAATCCCGGCGCAAATAGGGGGACGCATGGCGCAAATCATATTAGAGTTTGTAGCACAGGATAACGCGAGCGCCGCCGCCGGCAATATCGCCCAATCGGTAGACAAAATAACAACCGCCGCCAACACCGCGGGCGGCGGTTTAAACGTATTCGGGGAAATTGCCACCGGCGCATTACGCCGGGTTGGCGAGGCGGCTATTAACGCCGTTGGGAGCGGTTTAGCGGCGTTGGGAAATATCGTTAGTCAATCCATAAGCGAGGCGACGGCGTGGGAGAGCGCATTAGCGCAAACGCAAGCGGTAATAGCATCGACGGGCGGCGCCGCCGGGAAAACCGCCGAGGAATTCGGATTTTTAGCCGAGGAATTAAGCGCCGCGTCCGGTATGTCGCTATTTAGTGATGATGCAATTTTGGGCGCCGAAAACGTATTAGCAACGTTTACCAACATCAACGGGTTATCATTCGACAACGCAACGCAGGCCGTATTGGATATTTCCCAAGCGCTGGGAACTGATTTAAAAAGCGCATCAATCCAAGTTGGGAAAGCGCTTAACGATCCAATAAACGGCGTTTCGGCATTATCCCGGGTTGGCGTATCATTTACGGATCAACAAAAGGAACAAATTAAAACGCTACAGGAGGCCGGCGACATTGCCGGCGCCCAAGCGGTAATTTTAGGGGAACTCAATAAGGAATTTGGCGGGAGCGCCGCCGCCGCCGTTAATACATACGCCGGACAGATGACGGTACTAACCGCGCAACTCGACGACGTTAAACAGGGGATTGGGGAGGCATTACTACCAATTTTATCCAAGTTGGGGAATCTGTTAGTAGCGTATGCGGTTCCGGCCGTTGAGGAAATGGCGGGGGCGTTTACTAATTTTGTTGGTACGATTGAATGGGCAACGGTATTTGATGGAATCAGCACGGCATTATCTGGGATTGGTTCCGCAATTAGTAGCATAGATTGGGCGAGTGTTGGGGAAACGG